CCCCTTGTCAAATGGTGCCCAGTGCTGCCAACCATACTTATGAACTGCCCACATTCCAAGGATAGGAACGAATACCAAGCACCAAGACATAAACCCCAATGCTATAGGATTTTGCATTATATGTCTAATGAGGATAAGCATTTTGTACCCCCCAAGCAATAAACAATCCCATTGATGTAAAAAGTAATAGTGATTTTAGTATCATTTGTCTTTCCAAGTTTTCCAAGGATCCGAATTATGCAAACAAGATTGTGGATGTATCCAATCTTCTTTATTTTCTTGCAATTCCAATTTCAACCTTTCATTCTCAATCTCAAGCATAAAAATTCTATCTTTGAGTTTTTCAATTTCTGTCTTTAAATTCTTCATAGTATTTTCGAAAATAAACATCGACTTTTCTAAGATCATCTAAATGAATATCACAGACATAATCATGCTCATCACACCATTCCAATGCAAGATAATGAAAATCTTCATCTCCTATAACCCTCGTAATCCCATAAGAACGGACAAAAGATGACATTATGAAATTCCAGCATTGATGGTTAGTGTGCTGTTCCATTACCATCATAGTCGTCGGAGTCGTAGTAGTCATTTTCACCCTTATAAAAACCAAAAAATAATGTGCTTATGACAAAAGGAATTGCAATGTATAAGAGTGCTTTACCTAACATGATGTCCTCCAAACATATATCTCATACCATTCAAAACCTTGGACGCGAAAGCACCAAGACCGCGAGAGTTAAATCTCTCATACAAAGCACTGCTGATAACAGGAGCGGGTATCCCAAGATCCACAGCAGCATGGACAGTCCAACGACCCTCCCCAGAATCACTGACCCCCCCATCGAACTTATCAAGGTGGTGATCGCTGCGTAGAACATCAGCGGTAAGATCGAGTAACCAACTACCAACCACAGAACCACGACGCCATAACTCAGCAACCTCAGAAACGTCAATGTCGTAGCAATAATCGGCAGGGTTTTCCATTGGTGCAACTTCGGCATCTCCTGCTTTGACATACTTGGCACCCATATTTGCATTTTCTAAAATATTAAATCCCTCTGCATATGCCTGCATTACACCATACTCAATACCATTATGTACCATCTTCACAAAGTGTCCGGCACCTGGTGGTCCACAATGCAACCAACCGTGCTCTGCAGAGGTTTCATAACTCAATGGATTAGTGCGACGGGCAGATCCAATGCCTGGCGCAAGGGCTCTGAAGATAGGAGAGCAGACGGATACTGCAGTATTTGCACCACCAACCATAAGACAGTATCCACGCTCCAGACCGTAAACACCACCAGAAGTACCACAGTCAATATATTGGATGCCCAACTTAGCAAGCCTTTCTGCCCTCCTGCGAGAATCCTTAAAATTGGAATTGCCATGATCAATAATAATATCACCCTCCACACAAAATTGTAATAACTCATTAATAGTATCTCCTACTGTTTCTGCCGGTACAACCATCATAAAAATACCAGGTGCTCTTTTATCACTTGGTGTTGATCTTATTACTTGAACAAGGCTTTCGATAGAAGTGGTATATCCACTGATATAACCCTTCTCATATTGCTCTTCAGCCTTCTTATGATTTTTACGATACCCATGAACTTCGATACCTGCTTTTATCATTCGACGGGACATTCCTTCTCCCATCCGACCTAATCCGATAAGTCCTACTTTCATTAGTCTCCTCTATTTCTTTCTGATATTATATAACCAAGAAAAATTCCACTCATCCATGCAATATAAAGATAAAGAACACTGGATACAAAATTGAAAAATTCACTCCATTCCATCTTCCTCATCCTCATATAATGGACAAGGTTCCTCAAACAAATACTTCATTTTTAATTCCCGCACTTTTTCCTGTAACTTTTGGTAATCTTCTTCGGTCATCTACCTCTAAAGTGTAATTTTTAACCAAGGAAATAATGGGTCAATTACTCCGATAAGTCGAAGTAGACCTTCAGCAAAAAGTGCAAGAACAACCCAACCAACACACATACTGATAATTCCAGCATTACGATTATGTTTTCGTATGGCATCATCAATCATCTCCTGCACTTCACTACGACTTACATAATCATCATCACACGGACTCATCATTCTGCTTCTCCAATTCATCTCCAAGAATTTTTGATAGGGGATCACTTTCTCCCCTTACAATTGCACATGCTCTTATATAAAACATATTGTTTGTATTTCCAGATTCTTCGAAGGTCTTTTTGACTTTCACCCAGTTGTTATAGGTGTGCTCGTCCATAAGATTTTATTTGAAATACTTACTAGCTATACTAGTCAGTAATTCAGAAGTGTCAACTATGTGTTGATTTACACAAAGTGATTAAGAAATTATAAAGTTTTTTAAACGGAGAGTGAGAGAATCGAACTCTCAAGGGCTTTAACACCTCGACGCTTTTCAAGAGCGGTTCCGTCACCTATCGGATTGACTCTCCTTGTTTATCGAACCTCAAAGTCCAATTTACGAACCTTGCGTTGTCGTCTTTGTTCTTGCCACTCAATATCTTGTTGCGACAAGACTCCTTTTTTATTTTTGGATTGATAGGAGTTTAGCATAACAATATTAGACAAGTCAAGTGCAGAAATTTTATCTCCACGTATCGTTGCCATATTTGGACAACCACAAGAAACTGTTTTATTATGATGCCCCTCCAACTCCCTACCACAGGAGCGGCATCTAATCTTTATATTATCCATTGTATTGTTCTAAACTTCTTCAGTTTTTCAGTTATTTATGTAATATGTATTCCACAGTAGTAGCAACATCATTCATTGCATCTCTCAAATCAGGTTGCTGACCAGAATGACACTCGGAGGAAGTGGGAGAACCTTTTGATGTTTCTTCATAAAGAGTCCATCTCCACTGACCCATACTTTTAGAATACCACAGATTAATCTTCATTTGAATTTTCCCGACCCATCAACTTATATATCTTCTGCATCTCAGAAGACATTTGCATATTTTCTTTTTCTAACTGCTCTATACGATACTCTAAATTCTGTATGATATCATAAAGATTAGTAAAAGTTTCTTTTTTGGTTTTCTTTTTCATTAATCATAAACTCCAACATAACTCTTACACAACTTTTTATTCTTCTTACAAAACTGAAAAACATAAGCATCAGCATCAGTTTCCATAGAATGATGTGCCTGATTATGAAGAATTCCAATTAAAAATAAAGATCCACATATCATTAAATTGATATGAGTAATTGGAGATAAGAAAATCTGTTTGATTATTTTCATAAAAAAAGGGGTCCAGTGGACCCCCGTATTATAGCACTTATTCTGATTATCAGAAGGAGTACTTAACACCAGCCTTGGTGCCGTAACCAGTGTCATTGTCACCGGTGATGAACGAAATTTCACCATAGAGGCTCAGAGCATCGGTCAGTGCGACAGAAGCACCACCCTTACCGGAGAACTCAACTTCGGTTTCAGCACCGTCAGGAGAGACGAGAGCAGGACCACCTTGGATGTACCAAGCAGCAGATTCACCCAGAGGACCTTCATATCCTACGTGAGCATCGGTTACAGTTCCTTGATAGTCGCTGCCAACGAAACCAGAGTTGGCTTCGACATTCACGTAAGGACCTGCAAAAGCAGCACCAGCGGACATGGAGAGAGCAGCAGTTGCTGCGAATACAGATTTGATCATTTGTTAATACCTCGTTATTTTCTCGCAGAGTAATATACCTGCGGATGGAAAGAGACTCGACGTGTCTCTGTTAAAAACTTCGTGATTCAGCGAGTAGTTGAGGCTTCTTCACTTGGTTATTTATAAAGTTTTACAACAATCGGGAATAATCCCGAAGCGGATAACCGGAATCGAACCGGTGACTGGAGCTTGGAAGGCTCTGATTTTACCCCTAAACTATATCCGCAAGGTATGGGGGCATTAGAGGTCCCCCAATACACTTCCTTCACACGGACGAAAGAAGTATAAGACAAGATCGTAACCTTGTCAAGCCTCTAGACAGAATTGAACTGTCGTCTCCGCTTTACAAGAGCGGTGCATCACCACAATGCTTTAGAGGCGTTTTAACCGTTTTCTAACAGCATTATCACTAACACCAAACATTCTACCAGTAGCAGAATAACCATTTTCAAGAACTAGTTTTTGTAACTCTTGATTACTTGGCCAATCAGCAACTTCTCTATTTTTACGAGAGCATTTTACTGAACAGAATGTTTGGGTGATAGTTGTTAGTTTTCCACACTCTTTACAAGGGTGCTTCGGTTTTTCTGGTAAAGGTTTATCCTTAAACCTTTCATCAAATTTTAGCACATTATCTGGGATATTAGCAATACCAGAATGAACTTCACGATGACAGTTGGAGCATAAGCAAACACACTTTCTAAGTTCTTCAACAAATACTTGTCTATTTGCTACGGATGATGTTAGTGTGAAATCTTTCTGGGATGGATCAAGGTGATGAAACTCTAATGCCTCAACACATTTATCATAACCACAAATACCACACTTACCACCAAATGCATCAACTGCCCACCTCTTTCTTCTTTGACGAAATTGGACAACTGCTTTACCAGACATTCTAACCTCTAACTATATTATTATTTATAATATTTTAGAGGTTAGAAACTCCCATCGTAGGTACTGCCCCTACCAATCTCCGATTAACAGTCGGGCCCGTTCGCTTGCTCGGTCGATGGGATTACAGGGGATTGTTTGCCTTTTCTTCTTTTTTGACCTTGAAGTAAAGACTATAATATCTTTTCTTCATTTCGTCAATAGTATCCAAGTCTTTACCAAAACCCATATATTTGAGATTTTGGTATACACCTTCCAACTCACTTATGAGTAAAAGAAGATTGGTTGAATCTTGTGGTCTTCCACCAAACTCGTATCTATCGAGATTGTCCATAAAAGAAAAAAGGACAACAGGCAAGGAGGGATTCGAACCCCCGACCAACGCATTAGAAGTGCGTGGCTCTATCCAGCTGAGCTACTTGCCCTTGAGTACCCA